TACCTTTGCTTTATATTCATGCATAATTTAACTCCAAAAAAAAAGAGGGACAGGGAAAAAATCCCCATCCCCCTAAATTTAAACAAAACAGAAATTACATCAAGTTTGTTACATTAACTTTTCTGTAATACTGATTACCGTCAGCAGTAAGTGCACCACTGCCATTTCCAACAAACGGATTAGCAACCATACCATATCGGGTTTTAAATCCGATTTTTGGTTGGAAGGTGTTCTCTCCCATTGCACGAACCATCTGCAACGGAACATAAGGACAATAGAACATGCCAGCATCGTAAGGAGATGTACCTTTATATCCCAGTGTATAGAACTGTCCAACACCAGAAGTATAATAAGGATCAACATAAACCTTCATGCCGTTCATTGTACCAGCATAGGTTGACATTGTATCATCTGTAGAAAGAGCATGACCTGACTCCAACATACCTGCCATAGACATTGCAGATGCAACGTCAGCAGAACAGATCATAAAGTTACCTTTACCGCGTCGTGTTTCGTGTCCGATTTCATTTCGGTCACGCTCGATTTGGAACATCAAACCTTTGAACTTCTCAACAGACCATCGGCCGTTTGAATCAGTATCAAGATTAAATGTACCAGGCACTGCTGTATTGAGCTGTGCACCATCTTTGGCAATTAAGTAAATTGTACGAATAACTTCACGGTTAATCTCTTGCAAGATTTCCGTAGAAAGAATATTTGCCAATTCTGTTTCAGCATCCAAACCGTGAACTGCTTTCAAGTCCTGTGCCAACTCCGTAGAGTATTCAGCTTTCAGTGCTCGAGATTTTGCAGTTACCGCAATTTTGTCGATACTGAATGCCATCTCTGCAAATGAATTACCAGTAGCATCGCCGAGTGCTTCAGCTGTTCCAGTAGCCATACCTTCACCAACATTATGAGCAGGATCAGTGAATGGATTAACAGCACCCGTCAAACCCGTTTGACCAGTTGCAGCTTTTGCTGCCTGATTACTGTGATCTGTCTCAGCTTCATTAAACAATGCTTCTGTTGTTCTTGTTCCATCACTTCGTACATACTGTGATTTCATTGCAAAGATCAACCCCGTTGGGCCAGTCATTGGTTGAACACCAGTAACATCATATGCAATCATCTGAGGCATTGCACGACGAACTAGGGAAATCAAAATCGGATCCCAGTTATCAATCTGTGCACCAGTTTGGTTAGTAGGTGCTGCTTCTTTCAAGAAATTCTCTTGGTTTTCCAAAAGACGCAATGTTACGTCCCTTCGATATGAATCTTTAATCTCAGGAAGATCAGTGTGCTCCATTACTGGGGCCCATTTCTCCTGAATGTTTTCTGATAAATACATTTCTTACTCCTTTAAATTTTATTTAATTAATTAAGTTAACCTTCGCTCATTCCATTATTTTTTTGATAAGTGAGAAATTGCACTCATTACACTATCCATACGACTATCACTTGTTCCATCTACAACGGGATTATTAGTGCCTGCAGTTTTCTTGTTATCTACAACATCTTTTGTATCTGATTTGAAATAGCTATTCTTGATAACATTGAGTTTTTCTGCGTACTGGTCATCAGTATCGTAGTCAACATCTTCTGTTAGTTCAGTAAACTTTTCAACATCTGTATCAACCATTCCTTCTGAAACGGTGTTAAATACTGAAGCAGCTTTATATGTGTTTAATTCTTTCACTGTATCCATATGCTTCTCAGTTTGTGCATCTAGTTTTTCTTCAAGTTCTGCAACTTCAACAACTAGACTTTCAAAAACATCTTCTTTCTCTTCGGGAACATCAATATAATGCTCTTCAAACAACTTCTTCAAACCAGTAATGAAACTCTCTGTAACTTCGTTACGAACACCAGTTTCTACTGATAGTTTATTCTCTTCCATCCATTCTTTAGCAGCATAGTTGAGATACTTATCCATATTATCAGTCATTTCTTCCTGAATGGATTCAACACGCTCATCTTGCTCTTTCTTAGACTCTTCACGAATCTGTTTACGAATCTTGGAAATCTTAGACTTAACTGCAGCTTCAAAAATTGTAGCAGCTTTTGTCTTGAATGCTTCAGAAAGTTCTTCGCCGTCTATAAGAGCAGCAACGTCTTCTTCAACATTAACTTCGATTTCTTCTTTCTTCTCTTCGTCATCGTCATCACTTTCGCCCTTTTTCTTAGCGATAGCTTTTTTCAGAGCAGGAGGAAGTTCGCCTTCTTCCATCTCTTCTTCGTCTTCTTCTTTACCTTCTGCTTTTGCAGAAGCTTTAGATTTCTTTGTTTTAGGATCAGAAGCTTTAGATGTTCCACCTTCGCCATCTTCTTCCTCTTCTTCTCGGCCATCGTCAGCGTCTAGTGCTGGAAGGCCCAATTCTTTATTAGAATCTTTTGCTTGTTCAGCAATTTTTCTCTCAATTTCACTGTCTTCCATCATATCTGCTTCTTCAACTTGTCCATTTTCTTTAGCCATCTTAATGCTCCTTTAATGTGTTTAGTATACTTATTTATAAGATTACAAACCACCCATAAATCTAGTGAATAGTTCTACCTTCTTTTCTTCGAGCCTTGCTTTTACGGTATTCTTGATTTCTTTTTGAATAGAATATTCAAGTTCACCTGTCAAACTAAACTCTCTACCTTCCATGATGCCATTAACAAATGCGTCAGGAGCACTAGGGTCAGAAACAATATCAACTGTAGAAAGAACAAAATCATCTTGAACTTCGTTTACACCAGATTTATTTGTCTTTACTGAACCAAGGCCTCTTGAACTAACACCCAAACGAACACCAGATTCAAGAAGATTTTTTACAATCTTACCATTTGGTGTATCAATAATTTTTGCTTTACCAATGAAGTTTTTACCATCTTCATTCAATTCTGTGATAATATGAGAAACCCTATCAAGATTGACAGAGGGGCCTGCAGGATGTCCAAGCTCTCCTAGTGCTCTATCTTGTTTTACGAATTTTTCATTAAATGCACTTACTTGTTTTTTAAGAACAGAATAAGGGTATATTCTACCATTCTGATTCTGAATATCAGACTGCATAAAAATACCTTTAATATACTGCTGTTTGTTTTTACCTTCAACAATATATTCTACATCATTTGTATGTTCTGTTATTAGTTTCATTTATTTTTCCCCTTTTCGTTTTTGCAATCTTTCAGATTCTTTCTGTCTTATTGAAGGTAATAATTTTTTTGCTATTCTCTGAATAATTGATTTTTTCTTATCTACCATTTTTTCTAACTTTTCTCTACTAACAAAAGATAATTCATCCTTATCACGATTTTTTAATATTTTATTTTGAATTATTTTTCTAGCTGCTTTGCCTGCACGTTGTTTTAATTTTCCTGAAGTAGCTCTTTTTCTCATAGAAATTTCACGCTTTCGTGCAATTATGCCACTTTTAGCTTTCATCATACGAGAACGCTTCATTCTTTGTTGTAATGTAAGAGCCTCTTCCATCTACTTTTCCTTTTTCTCTGCTTCTTTCGTATCTGCTTCTGCTTTTTGAATTGCAACATACTTAAACGCATTCTTAAAATCATCAATCGCGGCGTATGCTTTATCTCTCATAAGATTAGCAAATTCAGAATTTGCTCTTGAGAATTTCTTATCAATTACGCTCTGTACTATGTTGGACTTTATCTCATCACTCATTTTAATTCCTTTCGTTTAATATAAAAGATTCATCATTTATTTTTTCTCTAAGTAACCCTTCGTCAATCTTAAACTCTATAGAAGCTTCTAAAATTGATTTGTTAATTTTCTCAATTCCGTTTATATCTGTAAGTTTGAAAGCATATCTAATTGCCTCATTAATCTTTTCAGAATCACTTGGAACTATTTTATTTTTATAATTATTTAAAAAGCTAGATTTAGATATACTCATTATCAATCCCCTTGATAGTCTAGTAAGTCTGGGTTAATCTCGGCATCATCAGGATCAGTACCAGTTTCACCTTTAATCTGCCTATCCAACTCTTCGATTTCATCTTCAGATTGTCGGAGAACATTTTTTCTAACCCATTCGTTAGAATAATATTTTCCAATGTATTCATCCAGTGATGAAAGGACTTCAAGACGCTCTCTAAGAATTTCATTTTGTTTCAACTCTGCATAATGAGAATCTTTTGTCCAAACATATTCTATCGCATCTTTAATTTCGTACCAATCATCTTCTTTAATAACTCCTTTAAGAAGCAACTGTACTCTAAGTAAATCTGTAAATAGAGATGAAAATCTTTGTCGTAATCTTGAAATAAACTTAGCAAACTTTATTTCATCGCGATTAATCTCTGAGGTTCTTCCAAGATTGAATGAAGTTGATTCTGTTCCTTCAATCCTTGAAATAGGAATGTTAAGAGACTGATAAAGTTTCTTTCTAAAATATTCTATGTCGTCAATCTCTCCAAGATTCTGTCCTGAAGGCAGAGTATTAATTTCAGTACCCCGTCCACCCTCACGCCTTGGTAGCCAGAAATCTTCCAGCATTGACATTTGTTTTTTCTGATCTTCTACTTCACCCGTCTGGGCATTGTATACAACTTTCTGTTTATACTTATCCATAACAGAACGCAAGTATTGTTCTGCTTTTAGTTTTGGTAGATTACCAACATCAATATAAAAAATTCTTCGTTCTGGTGCTCTTGCCAAACGATAGATAACAAGTGAATCCTCAATCATCCTTAGTTGGTTATAAGGTTTAATTGATTTATATAGATAACCTAGAATAACTTGTTTTTCTGCATCAATCATTCCAGAGTGAACATAAGAGATAGCATCAGATGAAACCTTTACTTCCTCATTATGTTTACCGCCTGGTAAAAACTGGCCAGTAGATTGATCTGGTTTATAAATAAAATATTCTTCAATTTCTTTTACAAACTCAACATTTGATACTACGTCTTTTTCTCTTTTAATCTCTCTTACTTTTTTGATATCAAGAGCATCAACTGGAATTAAATTTTTAATTCCTTCTTTTGGTTTTGTTTTATCTATGATGATATGATGATAAAGCTTACCATCAATATACCATTTTCTAAAAATATCATAACCAGATTTATTGAAATCAAGAATTTTTACAATCTGTTTAAATTCATCAGAAATCTTTTTCTTGATTGAATCACTTTGTTCTAATTTTTCTAAAGATAAATTTATTGAAGATTTTCCAGTTTCATGCAAAACAGCTTCATTGATTACATCTGTAATTGCTAAGTCAACTTCTTGCGTAGTCGCCATCTCCCGATATTTTTGTATAAGGAGATTTTCATCCTTTGCATCAATATCTGTATTGAGATATGTTCCTACAAATCCGCCACCTTCGACATAGGTAATCGCACCGTCATCATTCTCTGGTGTTACGAATGTTTTTGTTGTTTTCTTTTTTGAAACTGAAAATCCAAATAAGTCAAAAGCCATATTACTATCCTTTGTTCATTATTAAAATGAAGGGGGAGAATAAACTCCCCCTTATCAAAAACTTACAATCTGATACTAGCGCCATCACTACCAATACTAACGCGTGCACCACCAATATTACCACTAACATTAAAACTAACATCAAGACCATTACCGTCACCACTAGGCTCTGGAGAACTGGTACTATACCAATTATTCACAGCGAAAGTGATTTGGAATTCTTCAACAGAATCATTAGTATCAAATCCTAGATCAATTGCAGCTACGTTTGTTGGATAAATATCTTCCATCGTATATGTTGCAATTACTCCGCCAGATCGACTTAGCTGTTGAACTGTAGCAATACCATAAACATCGGTAGCACGTACACTCCTAACAGGATTTCTGTGACCCTGAAGAACTTGACTCCATTTTTCAAAATATGACCTTGCTGACCATTCACCATCATTGAAAGCTGTCAATGTCCAATCTTCAAAAGTTCTGTCGCCAGGAACTTTCAATTGTCGGCCACGGTAAGGAACATCAACATTACCAATAGTAGAAGCAGGAATACTTGCTGCTTTTCCCAAAAATTCAAAATTACCAGTACCAACTGGACTTTTAGTAATTTGGACTTTGAATTGATTAGGTCTTACGCCACCTTGAAACTGGGTTTTAAACTGTGAAATATTACTCATTGTTTGTTACTCCTTTAGTTAAATATATTTATAAGACTTAACCGCCAATTTCTGAAAAAGATATATCAGAACGAGCAGCAATAAAGTTAAGTTGAATGAAGTTAATAGACCTGTTTGGCTTAATAAAAATATCACCAACAAAATTATTAGTATCAATAACTTGACCTGTATTATTTGAAGAATCACAAACTACTTTAAAATCTGTGAGTCCTCTACGTCCCTGTACTTCCCTAAGAAAAGGAGAAACAATATTTACAAATTGTGATCTTGTGAACTCATCATTGAACTCAAATAACATCGCTTTAGCAGCAATTGCGATTGCTTTCTCAAGAACGATAAACAACCTACGAACATTAATACGATCAAATGCTGTCGGGGTTGTCTGCATTGTCTTATCACCAAACAGAATAACTCCAGCTCCCTGCTGTGTCGTGATAGGATTAACACCAGCTTGATATAACTCATCACGCTGTGCCTTATTTGGCTCCCAAGAGGATTTTACAATATTCTTAATTGTACCTCTCGTTAGACCAGCAGGAGAAAACCATGCATCATTGGTCAAATCAGTTCTTGCACAAAGACCAGCAATATCACCGTTCATTGGAACATTAACAAAAACATCACGGTATCGGTCATACTGATATTTCCATGCATTATCCATAACACCATAACTAGAAGAACCAAATGCAGTTTTCTGAGCTTTAATAGAAGTAACTTGACTATTTGTAGCTGCAGATACTACTGATAACTTAGTAGGAGAAACAAATGCAATACAATCCTTACGGACAGAAGCAATGTTATCAATGATTTTTTTACCAGTAGTCGGATCAGCAGGCCCCGCCATAATCAACGATACATCTACAATTTCAGCATCTTCATAAAGAAGATATGCTTCCTCTTGCTGACCAGCCGTAATCAAACCACCAGAATCCCCACCAGCCAACGAACCACCAATAATTTTCTGCGCATCATCTGCAGCATTTATTTTTTTGAAAGTTCCACCCGCTTTTGCTTGTCCAGCAGATCTGCCTAGATCAACTGATGATTCAGTAATTTTCGAAGCTTCTCCCAACCAAACATACTTTGATTCATTTCTCAAAACATTTCCTATATAGTTTGATGAACCATCAAATCTTTTTGCATCAATTGCTTTACTTACATATGAATGACGTTCTAATACATCATTAGCTGTACCACTAAATAACCCATTCTCATCTATAACAAGAACATGCATTTCATCAAATGAACCACCTGAAGCTGCAACATCAGCTGATGTGCCGGGAGCATTATCAAAGCTAGATATGAATAATGCTTGGTCTGGTGTTCTTGAAGCTGCATCTGCTGGAAATGATGCCCAACCTGCGCCATCTACTGCAATTACTTTTAAACTATTTCCTCTTGCACTTGGATATTTTGCAATAAACAATTGATTTGTAAATGCCGCAAGATCACTATCATAATCAGTAGGATTCTGAACAGTAACCGCTGTAGCAGCATTAGCAGCGATATCACCGACTACTGCGTTTCGTGCAGTTGCATCTGTGTTTCTTACTACTAACAGATTATTTGAATATGCTAAATAGTTAGCAGCTGTCCAAAAATATTCTGCTGTAGCAGTATCTGGCTCACCAAATGTTTGTACTAATTCATTCTCTGTAGTAATTCTAACTCTCTCTAAAACTGGGCCCCATTGAAACTGTCCAGCCATAGCACCAATACTTGTTGCAACATTGGGCACTACTGTTGTCAAATCTCTTTCTGTAACTACTACGCCTGGGCTGACTTGAAATGCCATTTTAATCTCCTTTACAATTAATTACATTTTTTATATTAATATATTTTTCATCAATTGCATAATTTAATTTACTGTTTCCCATACTGTTCCATCTGAATCTACTTCATATTCTTTCTGGTTTAATCCATTATCAATAACACCAAAAGGTGTCGTTAAATCTTCTAAATTGTTTAATTGATTTTTGTATAAATTATCTCTTATATTTTGATTACTTAAATCTTTAAAATACTGTTGGTCTATTAACCAAGCAAATAATACCATAGTTATTACTAGGTCATCGTTGGTTCCTTCTTCACCCGAAAAGGATTCACCCATAGCAATAAATGTTGTTAGTTCAGTTATAATATCGTAGTCATTGAATAAGAGCTTATTCTCTTCAATCAGTGATTTTAAATTGGAACAACCTATTTTTTTCATAGATTTTGTTGTTCTAACACCGAATGCAGATTCTCTCTTTGCACCACTACTTAATTGCTGTCCATGCCTACCATACCAAGATGTTGAATATAAGTGCTCATACTCTAAATCGTGGTGTAAAACGTCAGCAACCTGTGAACCAATATCATTTATCTCTATTAAAAGATAGGCATAATTATATCTCTTTCCAACAGTATTTATAATATTAGGAAAGTGTAGGGGTGCTACAGTATTATCACGGTATTTAGCCACTATTTTGTACGGAATTGCAGTAATATCGAACACCGAGAAGGCAGAATAGTCCTGTCCTTGGCCTCTAGCAACGTCAACCGTGATAGTGTAAGTATGACCATCTATAGGCTCCTCATGCACATCTAATCCCTCTCTGGAGAATAATGGTGCATTATACGACATTTCTTGCAATCTTTCAGTAGAAATCAGTGTATTTGTAGAACCCAAAAACTCAGCCTCATACTCCTGTCTGAAAGCATCTTCACCAATAGTCGATACAGTTCTCTTATACCATTCTTGATCGCGGCCTGGAACATTAGACCAATGCACCTTGAATGGGAAAAATGTATTGTTTCCAGATTCAGCATCATTCCAAAATTTATAGAATAGATTAAATCCATTTGGAGTAGATACTATAATAACTTTTGTTTCTTTACCAGAAGAAATCGTAGGGTAAACTGAACGAATAAATTCAGATGCAATATGTCTTTGAACGTGAGCAAACTCATCTAGGAGAATACAGGAAAAAGAAAATCCACGAATTGCACTTGAAGATGTAGAAGAAGCGATAACCTTACTTCCATTTTCAAGTTCCATAGAACCTTTATTCCATTCTCTTAAACCTTGCTGAAGAAACTTGGGGAGATGCTGATATGATGTTTGAATTCTACCGAGGATTTCACGTGCAGTAATTGCTTTGTTAGCTAGAACACCAACAATCTTTTCTTGGTTGAAAAGAATATAATGTAACAACCAACCAATAGTAGTTGTAGTCTTACCAACCTGCCTACCAGTTTTTACAATAACATTTCTATTTTCAGTTATTGCATTTACTAATTTTCTTTGAAAATCATACATCTTAAAAGGAACAAGTCCTTCATCAACGTGCACAATCTTTACATAGTTTTCCAAAAAATAGATAGGGTCATCTTTGCATTTGATGTACTCCTCTATTTCTTTTTTTGTAAACTTATGTTCTACTCCTAAACCTTTTAATAGGTTGTTGCCTAAATAGGAATTATCTTCTGGCATATTATTTTTTCTTTTTCATATCAAGAAGTTTTTGAAGTTCGGAAGTACTACCAATGAAAAGATTATTTTCTGTTTTTCCAGATGGAGTTTTATTACCTTCAACTTCTTTCTTGGTTTTTTGTAATATCAAAAGTTCTTTAGTTGTTGCAGCTAACGAATTCATAAGCTGAGTTGCAACTTCAAATGCTCTAGGTTGTTCACCTTCTTTTGCAATACTTAATAATTCTATTAATGCTTCATTTCCTTTTTCAATTATATTATGATATTGTTCTCTTGAAAAATCATAGTCACTCGTTAAGTCAGTAGTAGTTATTTCTACTGCTGGTGCTTGTTCTGTTTTTTCTGGTTCTTCAATATCAATAATATCATCTGCAATATCTAAAATATCATTCAATGTTTTTACTGTTTCTTTTTTCATATAGTCTCATTATACATCAGTTATTGTTGTAGTGGTTGATGGATTATCATCAGGGTCAGCATCAATTGGTTCTGGTTTAATATCAATGTTAACTTCTTTAACATCTTCATCCTTAAAACTTGTTCCAGCATTAACATCTACTTCTCTAATTATTCCAATATCAGAAGTTGGCCCATATAAATAACCCTGAACTGTAAAGGATAAAGTATGGGTCAATGATCTTCTGGAAAGAAAATCACCTTCATAGTCATCTTCTGTTGACATACTATTTAATATAATAGGGATGTCTCTCTTAATACCAAGTGTAGCCATTTCATTTAGAGTAACGTGAAACTCTGGAGTAAAGTATGGTAAAATCTGTTCTAGTATCTGAGCTCCGTCATCACTGTTTTTAACCATAACAGACAAGTCAATCTCAAAGTTATATGGAACGGGAGTATAAGCACTAACCAAAGTAGTAAGACTAGCATCAAGATTAGCTGTCGCCTTTGCCTTTGTTCCACCACCACCAGTTATAGTAACCCGCGGGGATGTAGTATATTGAGTTCCTGCTAAAACAATTGTTATAGAGGTAACAACCCCGTCTGTAATGGCTGAGGTAGCCGTTGCTGTTACTCCACTTCCTGCAGGATCAGAAATTGTTATAGTAGGTGCTGAAGTATAACCTGAACCTCCATTTGTTATTTCAATTTTATCAAGACTACCAAGAGGTTTTATTTCTTTTATTTTTTTCGTTGTCTGTAATTTTCTTGTAGGGTCATAAGACATTGTTGTGATTTCAAATGATAATCTTGGAAGTTTAATTGCAAGAGTTTCCTTATCTTCATTAATAGGAGCTTCTAACTTTGTTAAGTATTTTTGTGCAGGGCCGTATGAAATAGGAACTTTGAATTCACTTTGAGTAGTTCCGACTGTCTGCAATCCAGTAGGAGCTAAAACTCTTTTTACTGTGATATCATTAAAAACTGTTCCAAACAGGATAACAATATTTCTTATGTTTTTATTGTAAAAATATTTTCCGAACATTATAAGTCTCCCTCACTCCAAGGATCGACTTCGCTGAAGTCTAAAATGTTATCCCCGTCTGTTTCAAATATTTTATTATCGTCATATTCAGTTGAAGTACTAATCTGGTCATCTATTGAAATTAAATTAAGAGCAGTAGTACTTTTATTACCTACGACATTTGTTCCTGAAACAAACTCACCAGAAATCCTATACACATTTAATTTAGTTCCACTTTGACTTGCAACTTTAGCAGTAACAGTAGCAGTCGATAAACTTGCACCCTGAAATACAATTTCACTTGGAGTATATAATGTTGAACCAGCAGTAGTCAGCTGAATTGTAGTTGAATTTTCTCTTTCAATTTTATCAAATATTTCACCCATCTCGGCCGCTGAAATATCAAATACCTGATTACTATAACGAAATAATTCACAAGTCAATTCGTATACTGTATTTTTTCCTAAACTATAAAAAGGTTTTTCGTGCTCAACAAATTTAATTTCATATAAACGTTTACCCAATGGAAAGTAAATTAAGTCACCTTCTTTTGGGGCAGCGTTAAATACCTCATCTGTAAATCTTTCTTTATTTACAATTAGAACTAATTCATCTTGAACATCTAAACCAAACTTTGAGACAACATCACCTGCACCACCAAAACCTTCAGGAGTATTAATATACATCTCTACTTCTTTGGTAGAAGTAAATCTTGACAATGCATCTTCATTAAGAATATCATCCCTCTTACCAGATTTTCTCTCAAGATATAATACATCAATCCCATTTATCTGAATTACTTCTTTAGTAAGACTGTTAATCAGTTCTTGCTGAACGAAAGAATTAAAGTTTTTGAAATATTGATTAGTTGCCATATTAACCTATAAACCCGTCTGCCGGAAGTTCGTATTTAAGACTCATCTCTTCTTCTATTTTTATAATTTCTTCCACAGCTTCGTCATATATAGTTTTTCCATCAAGTGTGATACCGCCGGGCAATACTACACCCTGAAACTTTTTCAAGTTCTCTCCCCATTGTCTTTTGATTAAAGCTGTACAATATTTCTTTAGAAACATATCATTCCATACTTCCCCATACTGTGACGGGTTTAATGCACGATATGCTTCAATAACTAATACATCAGCTACATTAAATTTTTCCGACCAATCTGCTTCTAAGTAAACTCTATTCTGTTTTCTATTAAACATCATTGTTGGTGCAATAGAGAATAGTTGCTCGACTAAAGAAAAATTCTGTAATGTCATGCTCCATTGAACCAATGAAGAACCTGAAAAATTATTCAAGTCATTTAGACGCATTTGATATTCTTCGTTGAAAAAACCACCCTGAAAGGAATCGAAACTAGGAATAGGTAGAACCCTAACTACACTAATAACTGGCCCACCATCAGGTGATGCAGGATCACCCATAGGAATAAATTCATTAGTAATATCATCAGCAGTAATAACGTGTTTTAAAAATACTTTCTCAACACCATCAAAATGATATTCTTGAAAAAATTCTAATGCATCGTCAACTCTTTCGTCAAGTTGATCGTCATCAATATTAATTTCAACTACAGGCTGTCCTAATCGCCTTAAGCAATAATCTATTAATCCCTGTCTTGATGTTACACTAGCCATACTATTTTCCTTTATTATTGTGGGGAAATTCCCAACGGCTCAATCTGTTTCAGAATATTTTGCTTATCTTCCTCTGCAAGCATAAGACGTGCTTCAAATTGAACTAATTGTCCATTAGCTTCATTTACCTTTCCTTGAAGAACACTGATAAGTTTTTGTGCATAATTAAGCTGAGCCTGAACCTGTTCAACTGTAACACTTGTGTCAATCGGTGCCTTTGGTGCTAATGGAGTTGACTTTGGTTTTGTTTTTTTTTCTTTTGGTTTTTCAACACCTTTAGACTCTACAAAATCACCCTGCTCTACTGTTGCTTCATTCATTTCATTTACTCCTTAATATAAAATTATTATTATCTTTTTCTAGTTTTCTTTGCTGGTTCGTCAGCCCTTGCTATTCTATTTTCATCAACGTCTAAACCATACTTCGTGCGAACCATCGTATCTAACTTTAAAATATCTGTTTGCAAAACTCTGATACGATCTATGAGCTGAACTAATATTTCTGTTTGATATCCTATCTTTCCTGTAAGTGAATCTTGTAACCATTTTACAATTTTCCAGAACCCCCACCCAATCAATAATAAACCTACAATTGGCACACCTAATTTTTCAATCAGGTCAGCGGTTTGTTCAAATTGCATATTTACCTGCCTGTTATATTTATTTATATACTCCTAAAAAGAAAAAAGGGGGACAGGGAAACCCCCATCCCCCTCTAGTAAATCTACTATGTTGTTTTCTAAACGAATTTAGAAAGTACCGCCGTCCATAACATTTGACCATTCTGGGCCAGATGCGCCAATTTTTAGCGCCATACCAACGGCCTCTGCACTAGTATCAAGTGCAAGAACTGTCATATCATTACCGGCACCACCACCAAGCAAAATACCGCTTGCAGCAACTGCATTAAGACCAGTACCACCGAGGCTTGTAGCCAGTTCAGCTGCAACAGACCAACCACCATTATTGAGCGATGGAACACCAGTTGAAGCTGAGAAATTCTGACCAGTACCACCCCACTCAGAGTCTACTGGATCACCCTGCCAAGCACCAGCAGTAATCGTACCAAGGTCTGTAATGTTTGTCTGTGAAGCGTCCATAATCAAACCATTAATTTCACTGAAGGCTGCTTTACCAACAGCACCAGTGATTACTTCAGAGTTGTTAGTTGCGTCTGGAATATACTTGAATTTATCATCAGTACGATCCATACCCATCCAAGCAAACTTACCAGCTGTTGCAGTATATTTCATTGCAACACCACGATCTAATGAATCAAGAACATTTTCACCCAATGTAAAAATTGGGTCTTCAATTGTTACGACTGTCGATTCAACAGTTGTTGTTCCACCTACAACGGTCAAGTTACCAGCAATTGTAATATCAGTAGCGAAATCAATTTGAGCAGTTGAAGATTCAACACCAACTCCAGTGATAGCTAAATTGTTATCAGTGTTAGTTACTGTTCCAACATAAGAACCTTGTGTATCTTGGCCCAATATAACAGAATTCGCTTGTACGAAGTTGACTGCGGTTGCACCATCGGAATTAATACTAACATCACCTGTAAGACCCTTATTGTCCCATGTATTATTAACACCATCATAGATCAATACTTCAGCACCAGCTGGGTTAACGATGTCTGTATCAGATGCATTTGCAATCGCAACTGTACCACCAGCAACAGCTGTTTGTACGAACTGAGTTGTTGCCAACTGAGTTGTGTTTACATTAGCAGCAGCAGTAGGTGCTGTTGGAATACCCGTTAATACTGTACCATTCAAAATATCTGTAACGAATGATGAAGAACCTGTACCACCAATTTTCTTAACAAGTGCAGTTCCAGATGTCATATCACCAATATACAAACAACCATTTGCTCCACCTGCAGCAGCACTATGATCTACCCATGCGAGTTCGCCCTGTTCCAATGAACCAGCAACTGGTGCTGTATTATTAGGGGAACGTCTTAATTGAATTTTATTCATTTTTTTTCCTTTAAATATTTATTGTTAGGTTTGTCACATTTAACATTGTAATCATTAAATAAAATTCACGCCCTACTCCATGTCATTGTATAATTTAAACCCACCACTTATTTTATTTTTTAAAATACACCACCATCATTATCATTAATAACTTCTATATCTATTGGAACAAACTTCCCTGTGCTTTGATTATAAACCAAAACATCATTATCGTTTAATCCAGTTTTATTTACATCTGATAAATCTACCAATGGGGGTATAGATACATCGTCTTCCGCATTAGTCAAAGAAGGAGAAAATACAGAATTTCCATTATTAGTATTAACTTGTATTGGCATTAATCAGTTGTTATCTCAGGCCTAATTGTTATCACGCCCTGAATAACCCTTTCTTTTGGATGTTTTTTAAAACCACTTCCGCCACTAACTATATTTATAACAGTTATTACCCCATCTACCACTGTCGCAGTAGCTGTTGCATTTGTTCCTTTGTGCGGTCGCAGGTCTGGGTCAATATCTATTGTGATAGTAGTTGTAGCTTGAACATAACCACTGCCACCATTAATAATAGTGGCACCAGTAACAACTCCATTAACATCTACAATAGTATGTATTACAGCACCACTGCCATCACCACCAATATCAACTTGCGGTTCTCTTCTGTCTGTCAATTCTACATCATAAATATATTTTCCAGACTTTAAGAGTGCAGTTTGCTCAGCAGATAACATCAATCTTATATTTCCTGTAAGATGATTCATAATCATTAAGGAAACTGTATCTTTAACTGAAGCTGATGTATAATGACGTTTTATTTTAGATTCAAGAGTATGATCTGTTATATCACGCACACTTCCGTCAGCGTTTAACAGATTTATGTCGGTCATCCATGTCTGGCCAGCATTCAAATCTTGATTCCATTTTACTGTTGCCATAATTTACACCTTTTTTTTATAATATTATTCTGTTGCTTCAACCCATGCAGTTGTATCTTCATCCCAAGTATACATTTCACCGTCTGTTGGGTAAGGGGTTGGAGACTCCCATTGACAAGTAGCTTCTACCAATGTCCAACTAGCATATGGTTGAGGTGCGATAAACGCATCTCTAGTTTTATCATAAGTGTAGCCAGACCCTGCATAGTTTTTACGGAAGTTTCCATTGTAAGATGTTTGTACCCAGTTAAAGCTGTCACCGACAGCACCTGAGTTGATGAAATCTTGTTCGGCAACGATTACTCTTTGTACTATATTGTCTGAATTAATTTCTGCGAAGTGAGACATATTAGTTTCCTTTGTTATTTATTTATTTATTGAAATTGGTATCGGATGATTACTACGCCTGAACCGCCAGCACCGGCAGCTTCATGTGGACTAGCGCCACTGCCCGGAGCACCGCCACCTCCACCCGTATTAGCTGTGCCGGGATTACCAACAACATTCGACCCATGTCCACCCTCACCACCGCCACCATTACCGCCCTCTCCCCATGTCGGAGAGCCAGCATCTGAGTTGCCTCCTCCACCACCACCTCGGAATATTGAGGAGCCAGTGATTGAACTTGCAAGTCCAACTCCACCATCTCCCGGCTGAGTAGTAGCGTTACCACCAACTGCACCAGCACCGCCACCTCCGGGCGATGTGCTAGTACCAGCTCCATTACCACCAGCATAGCCTTGACCGGCTGGAGAGGCCGCACCTGCCACAGTGGATGTACCGCCTTCCCCAGAACCAGAACCACCGCCACTACCACCCGGCCCACCGCCTGTATTCGTTGTCCGACCTGCACCAAACCCTCCACCTGTGGATATTATAGTGTCTAATGCTGAATTAGAACCTTTTGTTCCGTTAACCTCCGCATTACCATGAACAGAACCAGCACCGCCACCTCCAACCGTTACAGTTAAACCTGTGTTAGTTACAGTAAGTACAGTTTCACTAGCACCACCCCCACCAGAAGTTTCAGTACTATAACTATTTCTATAACCTCCAGCACCGCCACCGCCACCACGATTCGATCCAGCACCACCACCACCAGCAATAACCAAATACTCTACAAAATCTCCAAACCCTGCTGATCCAATAGTAGGAGTGAAAGTTCCCGAAGAATTAAAAGTTACCACTTTATAATTTCCGTCCGTTGTTTCTGTACCATTCGTATTGGTAGCAGTCATATAATTTTGTACTGGTAGCCTTCCAGTACCGTCACCTGTATTAATCCAAACATTAGCACCAGCCGTAGCGTCTGTTAAAGAATACATTTCTCCTGTAGTTGTGTTCAACCAAATTGTTCCTAAACCACCAGCAGGATTTGTATCAGCTGCTGGATCACTAGCACTCTTTGTAACACTCTCTACGCCTGTCAAAGCCGTACCATCCCACGCAGGCATCGTACTTGAAGCAACTAAGTTATCACCTGTAATTTTTGTTGTCATTACTTATTTCCTTTTTCTAAATTATTGTTTATCACCCTAATGCGATTGCCATCGTAACAGCGTTTGATCCTGCTGGTGCAGTTGACATTGATGTTCCATCAGAAAAT